ACTCATCATGCGACTACTTCATTTCATTTAAAACCACAGGCAGGTCGACCAAACCCCCCCCTTACTTCGCGAAGTAAACGAAATAAGAAGAACCCATGTTATCAGATCCATCAACATCCAGCTTAATAAAAGTAATGTTTTTGTAATTTTCTGAAATTTTCTTAAAAGAACGAAGCAGTAAACCAATAAAGGCCACTACTCATCATGATCCCCATTATACCAATCAATTATGAAATCTCTGGAGTACACCCTCACACCCAATTCAGTTGCCCAAGCAGCAAGCCGCTTATAAACCTCTGGGTCAAAGGCATACAATCTCAAATAACTATCCAATTGCTCAGCTTTGAATTCAGACTGCTCATAAAGACAACCCATATGCTTCTTACCATAGGCCGGAAGACATTCTCTCTCATCAAACTCATGCCCTGCGAAATCCAGTTTACCACCTTGAGAAAGGTCTGAAACGTGGAAATCACGCGCAAGACAACCTGCTTGATTTAGAAAGAGTATATATTCTTCTAACGCTTCCATGGCACTTTGCACTGTGTCATCTCCCAAAACGTCGGGATCTTCCTTAACGATCCCAACCCGTCTAATCTCAGCCAAAGCATGTAACGCAACTTGAGCCATACCATTCCAAACAATCGTGCCCAAACAGCCAGACTTCATTAAGCCACCCAACGCTTGGCTAAATCGTAACCAGCCACCAATATTAAATACTGGTTCACTAAACAGGGCTATCATTCTATTGCGTATTTGTCTAAGACGCACTGGATCTTCGAACCCGGCCATTCGCGCCATCAGTTCCATTAGAACATAAGCAACCCAAGCCATCATCGTCCAATCCCATGAACTTTTATCCGCAAAAAGCTTCTTTCCCCGCCTATAACGTTTGGCTAACCACTTGTAGCCACCCTTGTAGGGTGTCCATCCGGCCTTATTCGGAGTTTGCGAGAACCCTTCATAAGTATAGCACTTATCAAACAATTCACCAAAAAGGATTCTATCAACTATAGTGTCCGTTATCGAGACAGAAGATATCAACCTAAAAGCACCAGCATCTATCTTAGTTTTCTTGTGGAGCTCATCCTTCACGAAAACATTTATATCATCTGCTATTGGTTTCGTTTTCAGATCCTCAAGCCTCTCTCGAACAGCATCAAAGACCATTACTAAAGAGTGTTGATTCAAAGAACCATCCTCCTTCATAAATAAGTCTCTATTCGTTTTAAAATCCTTTTTCCAGGGCCAACCCGGAGAAGAACTCATGTCAACGCTTTTCAACGCCGTCAAAAACACGTCGGTATCTAATTGTTCCAACCTCCTAGGAGTTACTGTGTGATACGCTTTTTCCAAATGCGCTATGACTCTTCTAATCTCCGACATTGTCGGAGGCTTGAAATTCAATCTCACCATTTCTCTCCTGGAAGCATGGAATCTCAAAGATTCCAATATGCAAAGGTCATCTCTCGACGACCAACCAAATTCTTCTCTAAATTTTTCCCAGCCTCTACTCCTCAAAAATTCCTCATCAAAAAATCTATCAAAATTCCTATCCGGTTTCCAGTCCCGTGTCCTTTTTGTTTTGATTCGGTAGCGGGGAATGCGTTTTACAACTTCTTTGCTGAATGGACAATCATGTCCATCCCATGGTGGTCGTCTTCCTGCTGCGCAAAATTTTTCGAAGTTCCGGGCATGCTCTGCTGTGAATGTACCGGGCCAGTCAGTTTCCTGGTCAGCAAATCCAAGGCTGCTTGATTTTCTCTCAAACAACTTAAAGCATTCGCAACCAATTCCTCTGGTGTCAGCTCCTGTTTCGTTCTCAGCTTCTTCTTCTTCCGAGCTTCCCTCCGCTTCTCCGCTTTCTGTTCCGCAGTCAACGCTTTCTCCGCCTCCAATTTCTTGTTCCTCTCTTTGATCTCCTTGTTCATTGAAGAAAGAATCTCCTGTAGATCCATAAACTCGAAGACCGTTTTCTTCTTGTCCGCACTTGCAACCATACTGGTCATCTTCTGATTCAATTCCGTTGCACGAGCAGCAAACTCCGATCTCCGTTGTTTCAAATCTTCTAGGCTCATTTCGCTCAAATTTGAACGCCGTCCACTTGCCTCTTGCGTCCCATCTGGGCCCCGAAGGGCCCCCTTGGAGTTTTCCGAAGGTCTTTCCGAGCACTTCTCCTCTACTACCTCCAATTTCTTGGAGTTTTCCGAAGGTTTTCTCGAACTCTTCTCCTCTACTCCCTCCAACTCAAATTTGACACGCCGAGACGTTTGTGGTTTCCTTTTGACGGTTTGATCCTCCTTCCTTGGTTTGGTCAAGAGCAAATTTTTCCTAACATTTTCCCAAGCCTTTTCCATGTCGATTTCCGTTTCCTCCTCTTCTGAAGAAGTTGAACTCTCGACTGGGGCTCGATTTTTAAAAGATCTAGGAACTCTCTCCACAAAGAGACTATCTTCATCATCGGTGTACGATTCGGAATTAGAGGACACTTCATTATCAACATAAACCGGCTTCTTCTGAAACCTAGGTTTATTTTGTTGAAAACTAGCTGAGGTACCTGGCTGTTGAACACTCATCTTCCAAGGATTCTTAGCCAAATCATCGGCCACTTCCTTTTCAAATTCTTGCTCCTTTTCACGCATATTGGCCATCACCTTAAAGAACGAGGGTTCTATGGGTCGCCGAGAATTCGGCAAACCTCCCCCTCCTTCATATCTGTTCAACTGTTCAAATGCAACACCTTCGCCGGCGTCAGCCCTGGCGATAGCTTCATCAAATTCAGTCTGAGACATGTTCTTTGGTTTCTGGGCAAAAGCTCTAAAACTGACGTGTCTTGGAGCACTAGCTTCATCCAGTCCCTCATTGATCCTATTCTTCCTTTTCTTCCCCCGACTCTTTCTAAGAGAATCTCTAGCATCTTCAAAAACATCGCCAACTAAATATTGATCAACACCATTGGCATCGGTCTCAAATTGGGTATTTGTGCTATTTGCAAAATCCTCAAAAGTCGACGTCTTTATCTTCGTGTACCTTCCCTTCCTGGTATCAAAAACCATCATGTTTTCATCGTCCAATTCAGCGAAAAACAACCTTCCCTCATTTCCATTGGCCATTTCAAACAACCACTTCGCAGTCGTGGAGTCCACTCCTTCAGGAACTCTTTGAACAGATGGTTGACTTTCTACCGCCAAACCAATCTCCACTGAAGCATTGACGTTTTCCATCAGCAAATCACAGAAAGAAGCAATAGCGGGAAAAGGCACGCCAAAATTCACCTGATTGGCAGAGCCACTCATGTGCATTCCATAAACTTGTTTACCAAGCATGTAAGGCGAGCCAGAGAATCCCTTGGTTGTTGAACCAAAATAACTAAGTTCCGTAATATCGCTGTGATCAAACATCACTTTTCCTTGTGAAGATTGTTTGGTCGCAGTTGAATAACAAACCACCTGAGCTGACCTCGACATCATATTAGCAGGTTTGGCGCTCTGCAGCCCCAAATCCGCTATTTTGTCTTTGGTCAACATCACCACATTCACATCAGGGTTGAAAGATGGTCGATAGAACAATGGACACTGGGAATCATCATAGAGCTTAATTTCAACAAAGCCCACTGAGTTTCCCCTATGTTTTTGCAAAAAGATGGAATCATGTGTCGTCCGAACATGCCCTGGAAAAATCAAACATTTTTCATATCTGATCGCGCTACCAACGAAAACATGTTCGTTCTCACTTAGGCGCAACAGGACTGGACCTGCGCACGTTGGCAGATCCTTCGGATTCACATCCAAAACATCAGAACCCGTGATCGCAGATTCCGGATATCTTCTCATTATCTCTTCCACTCCATTCAAGACTTTAAGCGACCCTTGGTCCGCCACCGTCCAACTAGCCATTTTCGCTTTCTGTCGTTTCAACTCTTCGCTCAATCTCCGTTTTTCACGGAGCTGCGACCAAGTCTCCAGCGACATAGCAGCCAACATGGCTAAGGCTAAGGCGCAGACCAAAACAGGCCCATTCTCAATAATAAAATCGAGCATCTTTGGTGTGGTTTAGAAATTATGAATTTCAATCACTAATCTGGCACG